GGTTTTAAGTCCTGGGTTTATTTTATCCGGCGGAGAGGTTTGTTTTTATCCGGGCGGAACTTACAACACGGGAACGGCAACGGGTTTAATTTATCTTTATAAAGGGGCCGAGGCTCCCGTTAGTCGTACTTTTAACGACGGGACGAGTAAAGAAATTTTAACCTCATTTACTTGCACGGTAGAAACGGCGAACGTTTCCGGGGGCGCTTTAGTTATGCCAACGGGGACCGGAATAACCTCAACAACTGAGGCGGTTGTTATCTCTTGCGGTTCGCCCTCTTTAATTAAAGATATAGGAGAGGACTATTTTACACAAAGGGCGGCGTTAAAAATAACGGATATATCGAAAAGGGCTGAAATTTCCCCTTTATACTCCGGCGCCGTTGCGGTTAATTGGACTAATTTAAATAATAAATCCGGATCAAGACGAAACCCGGACCTTTCTACAACTATTTTTGGTACTTTTATAAGAGACTATTCCGGTTCGCCGGCGCCCTCTGTTAGCGAGTTGGTTTTTACTATGAGTCAAGTAGGTTTCTCTTTAAGCTCAGCCTTTCAGAATTTCATTTATGTAACTTTAGTAAAAAGCACTTATAGCGCTTTTATTCCTACGGTCTTAGAAATAAGCACAAACGGCGAAATTAAAATACTTGAGCCGCCGACGGGTTGGCCAACAACGGGGAGTTATTCAATAACAATACAATCAACTATAATAGGTAGCTCAAACGCCGCAGACTTTAGTTATAATATTGAGAGCAACTTCTTAGATATTACCTAATTTAGGGCTTGCCGTCCGGGTGGTTATTAAAATAAAAGTCTAAAATTTCACGTAAAAGGGCGGCGTTATTGGCCTCCCTTTTGCTTTTTAGTCTCTCGAATAACATACGGCGGCGCCCATGAATCCAGGCTTTAACTTCTATTTTAATACTCATATCTTAAAAACTTGGTCTTTATTGGTCCAACAAACGGCCAAAACTATAATAAAAACCTCTAAAAATAACTAAATTTATTTAATAATGAAAAATTTCGATTATATAACTAATTATTTACCCGGGAAAAAAACCGCTAAAATAGCAATTAAAAAGCCTATTGACAAGGACGGAACCAAGGGAATAAACGGCGACGACTTCGCGAAAGAAATGGATTTTTTAGCGGAGGTTGGAGTCGAGGAGGTTGTTATCGAAATTAATAGTATAGGCGGATCAATAAAAGAGGGCTTTAGTATTTTTAGCGCTATAAAAGACGCCCCATTTAACACAGTTACCAGGGTTGTAGGAATCGCCGCGAGTATGGCCGGGATAATTTCCCAAGCCGGAGACAAGCGCGTTATTATGGATTACGGTATTTTCCACGCTCACGGGCCACAAGTTCCAAGCGGTAAAAAAGTCGACGGCGACCTTTTAAGCAAAATGCTAGGGAGTTTAAAAACTATGATAGGCGTAAAAGCCAATTTAACAGAGGCCCAAGTTAGCGAGATATTAGGAAAGGAAACGGTTTTAACCGCTTTAGAGGCTAAGGAAATGGGCTTTTTTGACGAGATCGAAATAAGCCGAGGAGCTAAACCGGAGCTTTCAATTACAAATAATTTAGAAGCCCTTTACGAAATGGCTAATATTTATATCAATAAACACGAAAAAATGGATAAATTAAACGAATTTTTACAATTAGAGAACGCAACGGAGGCGGATATTATTGCAAAAATAACGGAAGTTAAAGAGGCTAACGAGACAAAAGTCGAGGAGCTGACTAACGAGTTAAACGAGCTAAAAGAGTCTAAAAGCTCACTAGCTGAGGAGTTGACTAACGAGTTAAGAGAGTTAAAAGAGTCCAACGAGGTAAAAGTCGAGGAGCTTACTAACGAGGTTAACGAGTTAAAAAAGCAAGCGGCTGAGAACGTTGTTAACGCTGCAATTAAGTCCGGTAAAATTAAGGAGGACTCTCGCGGGTCTTGGATTGAACAAGCGACAAACGACTTAAAGAAAACGGAAGAGCTTTTGAGTAGTTTCTCCGGAGTAACTAAGGCCGTAAACTTGAAAAACGAAATTAAGCCGGAGGGCAAAAAAGAAAACGGAGAGGACCGCAAAGAGTGGGACTTTCAACAATGGAGCCAAGAGGACCCAAAAGGGTTGGAGCAATTAAAAGCGGACTATCCGGAAAAATTCGACTCGATGCTTAACAAATATTTAGAAGACTAACAAAATAATAATAATAATAATTAAAATTTAAGAAAATGGCTGAACAAATAGTTAAATTATTTAGCAAGGAATTACAAGAAAATTTATTCCCTCAAAATGCTTTTTATAAGCAATCTAAAGTAGACGGAAACATTGGCGCGGCTTTTGGCTCAGTTGAAATCCCACAATCCGGAGCGGTTCCAACAATACTAAAAAATCCGTCCTCATTTCCTTTAACGCCTTCGCAAAGAACGGACGACGTTAAAACTTACTTAGTAGACCTTTACGCAACGGACCCTATCCACATTGAGGACCTTAACGAGATCGTAACTAACTACAACAAAAGAGGGGATATTTTAAAGGACCACACTAGAAGCCTTAACACTAGAATAGCGGACGAAATCGCTTTCTCTTGGGCGCCAACGGTAGCAGCTAACAAGTCTATTATGACGGGAACGGCTGACGCTTCAGCTTTAGCACCAGGAGCAACGGGGACAAGAAAAGTATTAACAAGAGAAGATTTAGCGGACTTGGCTATTAAGTTTGATATTGACGACGTAGACGCGGGAGCTAGAAATCTTTTAGTAGATGCTAGATTATACGCTCAACTTTTAAAGATTGATACTTTTATCAACTTTGACTATGTTAACAGAAAACCAACGGTAGACGGACAAATCGGTGAAATTTTCGGAATGAAAGTATTTAAGAGATCGAAATCGGTTTACTTTAACGCTGCAAACGCGAAAAAAGCGGTAGGAGCGGCAACGGCGGCGACTGATAACTTAGCGATTATTGCCTGGGCTGACAACTACGTTAGAAGAGCAGAGGGAGCGGTTAAAGTTTATGCGGATATTGATAGCCCGACTTATTTAGGTTCTGTATTTAATGCAGCAGTAAGAGCGGGAGGAACGGCCGGAAGAACGGACGAAAAAGGAGTTTACGCTTTAATCCAAGGTTAAAAAATGGACAAAGTTTATAAAAAATATTTTACTAAATCGGGGGTCCTTTTTGAGACCTCCGATAAGGTAATTTTTTTAGAGCTCCATTTCGCGCAAGCCCACGCGGATAAAAACGGGCTAACAATTAAAGAGATTTATAAACCTAAAAAAAGGGTTAAAAATGGCAATTAATAAAGTAGATTTTAACATCAACACGGCCGGACTAGGAACTCCTTTAGCAAGTAAGGACCATATTAGCGGCCTTGTGTACTATAATAACACTTTACCGAGTGGCTTTAGTGCGAGCGATAGGATTAAGACGGTTTTTTCTCTTGCCGGAGCTGAGGCTCTCGGGATTATACAAGGGAGCGCAGCGCATGGCGTTGAGTGGTATCATATAAGAGAATTTTTTGAAAAACAACCGGAGGGACAACTTTGGCTAGGTTACTTTGCAGTGCCGGCGGGAACTCCGGATTTTCTAGAGATAAAAACATTACAAGACACGGCTAACGGAATAATTAGACAAGTTGGAGTTTATTACAAAGAGGCGGCTCTTGCGAGTTCTCAAGTAACGGCTATACAATTAGTTTTAACAACTTTAAAAGGCGAAAACAAACCACTTTCAGCACTTTACGGCGGAGATATTAGCGCGGTAACTGATTTATCCACTTTACCAAACTTAAGAGCGTTAACGGCTCCAGGGGTTTCGGTTTGTATAGGACAAGACGGAGGAGCGAAAGGGGCGGCTTTATACGCTTCGAAAGGGTATTCGATAACAGACTTGGGCGCTAAGCTTGGAGCGGTTTCCGCTGCAAATGTAAATGAATCAATTTGTTATTACGAAAAATTCCCAATGGTAACGGACGGAATCGAGTTCGACGTCGCAAACTTTGCGAACGGTGCGGCGGTTAATTTAACAAGCACGGCCTTAGTTAACGCAATCGACGACAAAGGTTATATTTTCCTACTTAAAGAGGTTGGTTTTAGTAACACTTTCAACTCTGACAGTTATACTTCCGTTGCAATTACTAACGACCTGGCAACGATTGAGAATAATAGAACGATCGACAAGGCAACGAGAAATTTAAGGACTTTTATAGTTCCAAAATTAGGAAGCCCTTTAAGAGTTAACGCAGACGGGACCCTTAGAGAGGACACCGTTAAAACGTTTAAAGCTCTTTGCGATAAAGCTCTTTTATCAATGGAGGCCGACGGCGAACTTTCAGCTTACGAGATCATTATTAACGCGGCTCAGAATGTAGTATCAACTAGCAAGCTAGAGATTACTATTAAATTGGTACCGGTTGGAGTGGCTCGCGAGATAGTTATTAACCTTGGATTCGTTCCAAACTTATAAAAATATAAATTATGACACCACTAGTTAACGGCCAAGCCTACGCTTACGCGGATATCGTTGTTACTGTTTTAGGGTCCCCAATTGCGGGAATCTCTTCGATAAGTTACTCGGACGCTCAAGAGGTTACAGAGAACTACGGAGCGGGACGTTTCCCGGTTTCTCGAGGACTTGGAAAAATTGAAAGCGAGGCAAGTATGACAATAGACCGCGCGGAGCTTAACGCTTTAATTATCGCAGCGCCTAAAAAGAGGCTCCAAAATATCGGCGAGTTCGATATTACAGTTTCTTACGTACCTTTAGGGAGTGCACCGGTTACGGATATTATAAAAAATTGTAGATTTAAAAACACACCAAGCGGCGCGGCTGAGGGGGATAGCAACGTCGTTGCAGAGCTCGAGCTTGCGGTTTCGCACATAGATTGGGCACAGTAAAAATATGTTTTAGTTGCTTGTTTTTTTTAGAGGTTTGAACCCAGGGCTTAAAGTCTTGGGTTTTTTTTTTATATTTGTTTAAAATCTATAAAAATGGCAATTACTGACAAAGAAATTAAAGACTTAAAAAACGCCCACGGCTCAATTTTTCAACTTGACATACCAACGGACGACGGCGACAAAACTATTATTTTGCGCAAATTGGACCGAGCGACTTACTCGGCCGGGAGTAAATTAATGGAAAAGGACGAGCTCCTCGCGGCCGAAACGTTTTTACGGGGCTTATATGTAGGGGGCGACGAGTTAGACCCAATTATAAAAGATTTTGAAGGCCTTAGAGTGGCGGCGAGTTTATTAGCTGACGTTATAGGGACGAGAACGGGAAACGTACGGAAGTTGTAAAAGTTTTGGAGCGGGTCGACCTTTCGGCCGCTCACAGTCTTGGAGTATTCCGAGAGATTAACTTTTACGACGCCAAAATTAAAGAGATAAACGTCGAGGAGGACGAGGGCCTCCAATGGGACGCGCTTCTTAGGTTTCATTTAAAAGTAGACCCGGATAAGTTGGACGACAAACAATATTTTAACTTAGTGGCCGGCCTTGAGTGGGTTATTAAGCAAGAAAACAATAAGTATAAAAAGGAGGACTAAAAGAGGGGGCGCGAGCTCCTTTTTTTGTATTTTTAGAATATGGCTGAAAAGACGCAATACGTTATAGAACTTAACGACAAGTTAAGCCCAGGGTTAAAAAAGGCAACGGCTAAGGCTATGGGCCTCGATAAGGCCATGAGCGGAATTGGAGGCAAGGCGAAAAAAGCCGGCGGAGGTCTTGGCTCGATTGCGGGCTCTTTAAAGGGATTAATCGGACCGTTAGCACTTGCGGCGGCCGGTATGAAAGCGTTCCAATTTGCGAGCGACTCGATTAAGGTAGCGCGAGAGTTCGAGAACTTAACCAATGCGATAACGTTCGCCTCGGGTTCGGCTGAGGAGGGCGCTAAAACAATGGACTATTTAAGGGAAAGGTCCGACTTATTAGGCTTAAACCTTATGGCCTCGGCTGAGGGGTTTAAAACCTTATCCGGCGCGATGATGGGCACAAGTTTAGAGGGTGAGGGTACGAGGTCAATATTTGACGCCGTACAAGTGGCGAGCTCCGTAATGGGGTTAAGTGCTGAGAATAGTAAAGGAGCAATTTTGGCGCTCGGCCAAATGATGAGTAAGGGGAAAGTTTCGGCG